AGTCCGCGAGCAGGTCCTGGAACTTCATGGGGCAGCCAGCGTCACGGCTTGGGCGCCGACTTCTCGACGGTGATGTCGGAGCCGTCGCTGATGAACCGGTGAGGGCGTACCCAGCCGACGTCTTCCATGAGCACCTCCGTCTCGCTCAGCGCGGGCTCGGGCAGTGCCCAGTATTGCTCGACGGTGATCTCGGTGTCCGGGTGGCCCGCTCGACGGGCCTTGTAGGTCTGTGGCATCGTTCTATTTCCCTCGATTGCGATCCGATCAGCCTTAGAATGGTGGCGTGGAGCCACTAGAACCGGACGACGAGATCGACGAGTTGCAAGGTCAACTCTCGGCCGATGTGCAGGCGGTCGAGACGAAAGAGGACTTCGAGCAGGTGCTGGCTATCTGGAGCCCGCGCATTCGCCCGCCGCTGTCTCTGGAGTCACTCTTTCACCTGGCGCACTCACGCGGCTGGATTTAGCGGCATCTTGCGCAGGCGCAGGACGTCCTCCACCATCTTGTGCATCTTGGGTGCGTTGCGTTTCATCCAGCCCGGCGTGTAGTGCCAGTAGGCCGTGAACGCCTCGGCGAAGAACTCCTTGTGGTTCTCGTCACCGTAGAGCGAGACCGCCTCGCGCTGCGGGTCGGCAAACACCTTCCTGACGATTTCATCGGCGTGAAACGCAGTCTTGGCGTTCGCGTCATTCAGGTGGACGGCGTGTCCAAACTCGTGCACGGCTATCATCGCGGCATCCTGCTCGGCCGATGTGGCGGTACCTCGCGTCGAATGGGGGACGTTCGTCGGGATCATTCTCATGTATCCCTGGAAGTCGGCCTTGGGGATCCGCTTCGTCGTGTCGACCTCGTGCACGAGAGCCTTGGAGAGACCTATGTAGTCCTCGGCTCGGGTCGAGACCCGTATCAGCTGTAAGTCGGCAGAGTGGAGGCCTTGCGTGAGGCTCGTCACTTCGTTCTTTTCGAGGTTCGCCCGCCAGCCTTTCATTCGAGCGGCGCCCGCCCCGCTCGGATCGATATCCACGACCTTGTCGGTGAATTGCAGGTGGCCAGGCGTCTTGGCGAACATCGCCTTGAAGCCGACGCGGTCAAGCGCCTTCGAGATGGACTTGCTGATCGGGTTCTCTGGTCCCCTCTGCGCAAATCGTACCCGCGTACCCTGCGCGAGCTGTTCACCGCCGGCCGCCAAATTGTCTGGTGGCGCAACAGGCGCCGCCTTCGGCTTGGTCTCGCTCGGCGTTGTGGGCGTCTTCGGAGACGCAGCGGCTGCCTTCGCTGCCGCTTCCTTCGCGGCCGCTGCCTTGTCCGCCTTGGCGCGGGCCGTCGCGGCCGCATCGCGTTTCGCGGTCTCCTCGCCGAACTTGGCCTTGATCTCTAGGAACCGCTTCTCCGCTTTGGCCGCGGCGGCCGATGCCGCCTTGGTGGCCTTCGCTTCCGCTGCTTCCGCTGCTTCGGCCTTGGCCTCGGCCTTGGCGGCCTTCGCGGCCTGAGCTTTGGCTGCTACGGCCGCCTTCTTGGCTGCCGCCTCGGCCACGTCCTCGGCAGCGTGGGCCGCGTGTTGCGCCGCCTTGGCAGCGACGTCCTCCTGCTCGTCGATCTCCTCGACGGTGATCTGGAGCAGGCCGCGGCGCATTTCGTCCGCTGGAACGAAGCCACTCTTTTCTCCGAAGCTGCGGGAGACGATCCGGTAGCGGCCCTTGCCGAGCGCGATCTCCTGCTCGTGGTTCTTGGTGTTGCCCTGGAACATCATGGGCGTACCGTTCTTGACCTTCAGGTACTTGATGACGACGGCGTGGGGTTTTTCGAGCGTGGGCACGGCAAACGCATCGGCGATGTGCTTGGCGTAGGAGGTGGAGTTGACGGAGAAGTTGCCGTGGGTGATCTCATCGCCGTCGAGCAGCGCATGCATCGTGGCGTGATCGACTGCCATGCCACGATAAAGCGAGCCGTGCTTCGTCGGCTCGTCGATGCTCAGGGCCTGCTGCGCACGCTCGAGGTGCTTGAGCCGCGACTGGATCTCCTTCACCACCTCGACCGGGACGCCGTGCTTGGCTGCGACTTGCTCGGGGGTGGCCCCTCCCTGCAGGGCTCGCATCGGCTCGTACTCGCTGCCCACGTAGCGCTTGAGCACGTCGACCTCCGGGGCCTTCAAGGCAAAGACGCGCCTGGTGTTCGTGGCGAGAATCTCCTCTGCCAGGCTTGGGTACTTGGGGTCGCTGGCGGGTTTGCCGCTCAGCCCCAGCGCGGGCTGGGGCGGCGTCCTGGGCAGCGCGGCGGTGCGTTGGTCTGCGGCCGCCAGAGGGCCCACGTCCTTGACCGCATAGGCCGCCTCGGCGCGAGCTTTCTCCTCGAGTGCGGCCGCCGTCTTTGCCTTGGCTTCCGCGCTGGCGGCTTTCTTGGCCTTGTCCTCTGCTGCCGCAGCAGCCTTGTGCTCGGGCGAGACCAGCGCGGCGGCGGCCGCCTTCTTGGCCTTGGCCTTGGCGGCCTGTTCGGCCTTGTAGGCCTTGCCCGCCGCTTCTTGCGCGAGGCGTTGCGCCTGTTCAGCCGGAGGGAGCTTGGTGATCTTCTCTGCGTCGTCCTTGTCGTGCAGGGCGACGTTCGCGTCGCCCGACGCTTTGGAGGCCGCTTTCTCCTTGGCTGCGGCGGCGAGCTTGGCTTTGACTGCCGCCTCGGCCAGGGCCGCGGCGTTCTCAGCATTGGCTAGCCGGGCTGCCTCTGCTGCCTGAGTGGCAGCAGCTGCGGCGGCCACTGCGGCTCGCTCCTCTGCTTTTGCCGCGGACGCCACGACGGCCAGCTTCGCGTGCCTGGCAGTGGCGGCCTCGGCGAGCTTGGCCGCTGTCTGGACCGCTGCTGCATGGGGGCCTTCGGCTGGCGCGGCCTCTGCAGCTGCCTTCGCTGCGGCCTCTGCTGCCTTCGCTGCGGTTGCCTCCGCCTCGGCAGCCGCCTGGGCGGCGGCTTGCTCCGCATCCGCCTTCGCCTTCGCCTCGGCCTCTGCAGCCGCCTTCGCGCTGGCCTCTGCCTCCGCGACTGCCTGGGCTTGCGCTTCCGCCGCCGCCTTCGCCTCCGCGCGTGCCTGAGCTCGGGCAGCCGCCGCCTCCGCCTCCTGCTCGGCGGAGGGGAACACCGGGATCGCCTGGCACCGACACACGTCGGCCGAGCCGGGGTTGCCGAAGTCCTTGGGCCCGCCGCCGCCGCCCAGGGGCGGGTTGTCGTAGCTCTGGCGGGTCTTGTTGAGCTTGCGGTGCCAGGCCCGGGTGTGCTGGTCGTCGGTCGAGCGCCAGATGTACTCGGTCACGCCGAGCGCCGCGTGGCGCTCCTCGGTGATGGCGCTGTTGATGCGGATGACCTGGCCGACCGCGAGGCGCTGGGCGGCTTTCTTTTCGATGCCGAGCCGCGCCTGGAGCTCTTGGGCGAGGTCCTCGCCGCGCATGCCCTGGCTCACCGCCTGGGCCACGACCGGCGCGAGGCGGTCGGCCATCTTGACCGAGATGGCCTGGATCTCGCGCACGGTGCGCTCGGCGTGCCGGAGCACGTTGTCGTGCGACAGCTCCGGGACCTTCAGCGCGAGGGACTTGGCGTCGTCGGCGGGGCGCACGGCCCGGAGCGACCGCTTCATCTGCAGCGCGTTCTGATTGGCGACCTCCTTGGCGAGGGCCTGCGCCTCGGCGAGCGTGAAGTCGTTCTCTGCCTCGAGGCCCTTTTTGAGCGCGGCGTGGTCGGTGTTGGGAGCGTCCTCGGTGAGCTTCTTGCGCGCGCGCCCCATCGCGAGCGTGAGGGCCTTGACCGCGAGCCGGTCGAACAGAGCGGCGATGCGTTGGGAGAAGGAGATCTCGAGCTGCAGCGGGTGGGCGTGCGGCTTGCCGAGTTGCTCCTTCTGCTTGCGCGCGCGCCGCGCGTCGACCGTGAGCCAGCGGCAGGGTACGCTCGCCGGGCTCGCTGGTACCGCCGACGACCAGGGCGACGCTGGCATCGCCGGGGCGGCCGCAAACGCGCTGCCCATCGGGCGGGTCTGTGGAGCCTGGAGGTTCACCGCGACGTCAGCCGTTGAGCGCGTGGGCGATGTCGTCGAGGGGGCCGTCGGGGTTCAGGGCGCGCTTGATCTCCTCGGGGGGAGGCCCGTTCAGGGCGCGGTTGATCTTCTCCGGTGCGGTGCCGTTCAGCGCCTCGGCGATGCCGTCGAGATCGTTGTCGGGGTTGAGCGCGCGCTGGATGCCTTCGGCGTGGTCCTCGGGGTTGAGCGCCTTGTAGATGTCGTCTGCGTCCATCTCGCCCTCGCTGCCGGCGCCGAGCGCTGGATCGGTCGGCGGGCGCTCGGCGGCTTCGAGCGCCTCGATGTCCTCGGCGGTGACGAGCGGGCTCTGCTGCTCGGTGTCGCCCGTGAACCGGGCCTTGGCGATCTGCGATGCCCGCAGCACCTGCATGCCGAGGTACGCCTCGTCGGTCTGCGCGTTGATGCTTCTGATCTCGGCTTCCTCGCGCGGCGTCGGCGCCCAGAGCGTTGGGAACTTGATCGACCAGGTAGAGGGCTCCTGGCCGCCGGTCGGGCCGTTCAGCGCGCGAAACAGCACCCGGCAGATCCGCTCGAGCGCCGGGGTGAACACGTCGCGCTTCTCGGTGTCGCACTGCGAGTTCCAGTTGCGCAGGTCGCTCTCGCCCGTCGCGTTCATGCCGGCGGGCGACTGCCCGAACAGCACCGTGGCCGGCATGATGGCCGCCGACGAGACGCGGATCGCGAACTTGTCGAGCACCGAGTCCATGCCGGTCACGTTGATCTGGCTGCGGACGAAGTCCTCCTCCTCGGCGTCGACCGCGACGCCGTGCACCGTGCTGCGCACCCGATCCATCAGGCGCATGCGCGCCTCGATGAGCTCCTCCTTGCCGGAGAGCAGGAGGTCCGCGAGCCCCTTCCACTTGTAGACGTTCTGGTTGGCGTCCCCCAACAGCGAGAGCACGATGGCGTAGGCGGCGTAGAACTGCTGCACCGCTTTCATCGGTCGGATGAGCACGCTCGACCCCCAGCCGTTGTTCTGGGCCCGCTTGCGCGGGGTCGTATCCACGCCGTGCATGACGATCAACCGCGACTCGTGGATGATGACCGACGGTCCCGTCGCCATGCTGCGCATCGGCGTGAGCCGGTAGTGAGACACCTCGCCAAACTTGGGCGAGAGCGGGTTGTCGTAGTAGCGGGTCGGCTGGAGCTCGTCGCGCTCGTAGGGCTGCAGAAAGTGCAGGCGCCCGCCGAACTGGAGCTCGCAGTCCTGCGGCCCGTCGTCGCTGCCGATGTAGAGCGCCGCGCCGCCGAAGAGGCGCGCCCAGCGCCGCGTGCGCTGCAGCTGCTGGCGGACCCGGTAGTGATCGAGCGCGTCGCGTACGCGTTCGGAGCCCTCGGAGTCGAGGTTCTCCTCGAGGCGCCAGCCGCGCTCGAAGGCTGCTGCCGGCAGGGCGTCCACGATGCGGGCGCAGATGTCGTCCACCTCGTAGAGCTCGGAGAGGATGTGCCCGGTCCAGAGCCTGTCGGTGCCGGGGACGAAGATGAACCCCGCGCTCTTGTCGTCGATGCCGCCGACGCCGGTGGTCGGGTTGACCCAGCTGTCCTGGGTGTGGACGGGCTTGAGTTGCTCGGGTTCTGCTTCGGTCGCCGTCACGTCTTCGAGCTCCAGAACTCCGCCCCGGCGGGCTCGCGAGCGAGGCAAGCCCGGAGATCGTCGCCCGAAAACGGCTTGCAGAGGACGTCGACTCCCGCCAGGCGGTAGGGCTCGAGGTCACCGCCGCCGATGAGCACGATGCGCAGCGGCGAGAGGCGCATCAGTGCCCGGCCGAGCTCAGGCCCGTGAGTGTCCGGCAGGTAGAAGTCGAGGAACGCGACCTCGTAGGGGAGCGCTGCGTGCAGCGCGAGCGCCTCGGCGCCGCTCTCGGCGGTGTCGACGTCGTGACCGACCAGGGCGCGCCCGAGCGATCGGCGCACCAGTTCTTCGTCGTCGACGATGAGGATTCGCATGGTGGGTCAGCGCACCTGGGTGCGGAGGAAATCGAGCATCTTGCTGCGCTTGAGGCAGAGCATCATGTAGGCGCCGCTCGTCGCGTCGCACCGATCGTCGTGCGAGCCCTCGGGGAACTGCTCGAGCTCGGCGAAATAGTCGAGCACCCACGGGCCCGCCAACACGTCCACGTTGCCGTTGGCGGCCTGCGCCGAGAAGGGCCCGAAGCGCTGGAGCTTCGAGCCCGTCGGGGCGAACGTCTCGACCAAAAAGCCGTGCAGCAGCTTCGTGAACGCGCTCATCTGGAACTTGCCGGCCTGGCCGGGGTCCTGCTCGAGTCCGACCTTCACTTCGTCGGAGTCGAGCACTGCCGTCTGCAGCGTGCGCCGCTCGACCTCGTCAGGGCCGCCGCGGTAGCACTCGCAGTGCTCGATGAGGATGCGGCCGTTGGCGCGCAGCGACATCTTGACCCCCGCCGTCCAGTCGGGGTCGTGGGGCTTGTTGCTGCGCTTCTCGGTGCCGGCGAAGTCCCAGTACCGCACCGTCGCGACGATGTCGCGCGGGCGCTCGGACAGGATGCCGACCCAGTCGCGCTTGAAGTATTGGCCGCGGCCGGGCTTGATGAGCCAGTTGCCGTGCTTGAGCTGCGCGCGGGTGACCGGGTCGAGGTCGTCGAGTTGGTGGCCGTAGCCGGTGTCGCGTAGCTGCGGCGTGTCGCTCAGCGCCGCGGGGATGAAGCAGCGAGAGCGCGCGCCGTAGGTGCCGGCGGGGACTTCTATCTCCTCGGTCTGCCCCTCGAGCTTGGTGAACCAGCGCACCTCGCCGGGCTCAGCCCGGTTCGGGTACTCGGGGTCGAGCCACGCTCGCCAGCGCTCGAACACCCACTCGTGACCGGTGTCCCCGGGGTTGGTGCCCGACCGGATGCGGATCGGGATGCCGTGGCTCGAGCGGAGCCGCGACATGATGTACGTGTAGCTGTAGCGGCTGAACGTCGTCAGCTCGTCGAGGGCGACGTACTGGTACTCGGCCGACTTGTGGGCGCGCGCGTCGGCGTCGCAGCCGAGGTAGCCGAGGTAGATCCTGGCCCCCGACGGGAACGTCCAGCGGTACTTGGTGCCGTGCCAGTGCGCGCCCGGGAACGCGAGCG